CGTAAAAACCTATAGTTAATAAATTATCTCCATCAACCAATAAAACATTAGACATTAATTAACATTAAAATTGTTTAATAATCATTCTTCGTTTTCTCCTTCAGGAATAGGTTCAAATTTAATTTCCGAAACACTAGTAACTGGTTCACCAAATAATCGACTAACATAATCGATATGGTCTCTAATATAACTTTCCTTAGAAATTTTTTCTTCTGCTGGTTCTCTCATTTTCATAAATCCATGTGACGTAACCATAATTTTACCATCACCAAATTGAATCCCATTAACATGGTTTTTCATTACAGTAATTTTACTTCTAGTTGCGATTGTAATTGTTCGTTTATTTCTTGTAATTGGAATTTTCGTTGTTCCAGCATTTTTCTCATTACCAAATCTAAATACCAATGTTGAATTTAACCATACTGATTCACCACCTTTTGCCTTTATTTTTGGTTGTTCATATGGATTACTTGGTAACTCAACCCATGGTTGATTTATGATAATTAATGTATTTGTATGTTGTTTATCTGCTCTTCTAGATCCAGATATACGTTGATTTATACCCATACCAATTTTATCTGATAAAACAGATGCGTTGTGTTGTTTACCACCTTTACCTTCCCAAGTCATTTTACATGGGACAGAACCAACAGAATCCCAAAGAAATAATAAATCATATGGAATTTCACCTTTTTCTTGGTCATCAATCACCTCATTAATAAAATCAGTAATTTGTTCAATATATTCAAAATCATTTCTGAATATAAAATCACCATTAAAAGTAACTTCACCAGTTTCGGTATCTACTTCTTCCCTAACAGGTAAACCCATAATTGCCGCGTGGTCAAACGCAAATTTTTGTTCAGTAATTATAAAAACAGGTAAAATACCTTTTTTTACTGCATCCGCAGCAGCTGATAATAAAGCAGTTGTTTTTCCTGTATCCGAATGACCAAGAAACATATTAATATGACCTATTGCAGGTCCTGGTAAACCAGTAGCGTCTAAAAAAGCATCACCTAAATCTAAAAACCTATCTGGTTTATAGGTCATTTTACTTGAATACTTATTTGTAATATTTGAAATCGAAAAATCTTTCTTTTTAATTGCCATGATTATCTTAATTAATTAAAATCTCGAGGACGATATTGTCCTCGAGAAAAATATATGTGTTTTAAAACGATTAGAATGGTAGTTCGTAGTCATCAGAAATGACATCTTCTTGAAGATCAAGAATTGGTTCATGTTTACCTGTAAGTATAATGTTTTCTTCAGAGGATGAAATAAACTTTTTATTAACTGAATCCCATTTTGGTGTTTCACCTTTAGCAACCATTTCAAGATATTCTTCAGGTTTTTTTGAATAAACATCAGTCCATTTTAGTTCATCATTAATCCAAGAATTTGAAATTTCAGTATCAGTATGTAATGGTGTCATATCATCTGGAATAATAGATGTGATTGTTGTATAATCTTTACCATTACCAGATTTAGTAATTCCTAATGTAATAATTAAATCTCTACCTTGTTTCGGGTCAGTAATATCTCCTTTGTTTTTAAATAAAGGTAATAATTTATCAAATACACCCTCGTTCTTGTAATTATTTTTGAATCTCCAAAACTTTACCCCATGGCTTTCATTTTCTCTATCAATGACTTTTACAATGAAAAATTTTCTAGCTCTGTAATCTCTAGCTAATGTTTTATCAGATTCTAATCCTGACATCATAAGAGCGTCATAAACTTCATTTAAGGGTGAACGTTTTCCATCTTGTTTTGGGTCATGTAATTTTAACCAATTTCCATCTACCATAACTTCATGAAAAAAAACTTCTTCAAACGGACTTTCTCCGTCTTGTGCCGGTAAAATTCTAATTCTTTTCTCGCCTGACGTTACACCTTTTGGTAAAATAGGCGCAAAATACTTTTGTAATCTTTCCTCTTGAGGAATTTTGTTTGAGTTGCTGCTTGCAGCCTTGTTGTTTTTTTCGTACTGAGACAGTACCGCATTTAATGTTGACATAAATAAATTTTAATTTAAAAATTATACTGCAATAATACATAAAAAAAACCAAATTACAAAATTTGGTTTTAATTATTTTTTTAAGAAAGTGTAATTATTTATTATTCTAGTGTTAAAAGGTAATTAAGTTGATTTAATGTACTCATCATTTCATCCCTTATATTTAATAAGTCACTGTCTTTCTCTGGATCTAAATCATTAGAAAATTCAATTAATGCATCTATACATACTGATATCATATTTTTTGGGTTCATTTCAGATAAATTAATTAACTTTATTTCGTTATTTTCATCATCTAATACAAATCTACCATATTTTCCCATAGAAACTTCAACAAATGTATCTATTAACCCACCAAGTTTATCATATGTATCTCCAAAAGCTAAATGTCTAGCATATCCTTTAGTCTGCCAATGATTTATTTTTAATTGTGCGTGTAATCCTAATAAAAAATTTACTTTAGAACTTAAATTGGTCATCATAATCTTGTTTATTAAAAGTATCTTTTATCGTTTCTTGAGAATAATTCTCAATGTCGTTTTTTGTTAAAATATATTCATTTTTACCAGATGACCTCATTTCTCCTTGTTTTTGTTTAAAAAATTCTTGTGGGTTTTGATTAAATGGATATGAATCTAAAGAACGCATTTGAAGTCTTTCTTGTGGTGTTGGTTCTTTAACTTGTTCAATTTTAGAACCTAATTCATCAATCTTAGATATAATACTATCCATACTATTTAATTTGGATTCTAAATCGTTTAATTTAGTAAAGACATCATCCATTTTACTAATAACACCTTTATTTTCACCTTTAGTATCTTCAATATCAGTTTTAATAGATTTAGTCATGTTTACTAAATCCGTGATATCAATTTCTTCTGTATTTGAAATGTCTGGTGGTGTAACTTCCGCACCAGTTGGTGGTGGTGTTTCTGATGGTAATCCTCCAGCGTCTGCTGGTAATTCTCCTGTTTCTGCCGGTAATTCTTGCTCTTTCATAAGTTTTCTAGCGTACTTATTGATTTCATTAAATCTAGCAACTTCTTCTAATAATTTTTTTTCTAATTTCATAATATTAATCTTGTAATAATTGTCTTCCGTCTTCTGTTATGAATTTTTTATTAATTCTTTCAACTATACCATCTTTAGTTGTGATAACATAACATTCACCTGTTTGTAAATCACATTCTTCTCTTTCCATGTTATTTTTAGATACTTTTTTAGTAACATTATTTGACATGTATTTATCCAAAGTTTTATTTATTTTTTCGTTTTCCATATTTTTTTATATATAAATATCATTCAAGAATAAAAAAAATTTAAGACATTCTAAAATAGATAACTTCACCATCATTAATTTTTAAGTCTGACATTAATTTTGGTGACATACCCATACCGTAACTATCTAGTCTTGGTCCAACAGAAATTGGTCCTTGAACTTTTATATCACCAATAGAACGATCTAATTGATAATCTGGTTCTAGTATTAATGTTTTATTATTTAATGGATTTTTAAATTCCGTTTTTACTGTTCTAATATTTTCAGCATTTGCAACATTTAATTGGAATTTTAGATTATAAAATCTCATGTCAGAATTATTTACGTCTGACCATAATACACCATTAGCAATATTCATTAATGTATTTTCTTCTAATGGATAATTTGTCCCTCCCATCTTTACAACAGTTGTCCTTAACCATGTTCCGTCATTATCTACTTTTTGTACTGATAGTTCATTATCGTAACCGTTAAATGGTACACCAAATTCAGTAATACCAACTTTTGGTGTGGTTTTCGTTATATCTTCACCAGGAATTTTTACATCTCCCATATTAGTTGAATAAACGTAACCCTCATATTCTACCGAAGTTGTTTTCGAATTTGTTTCTGTTTGTTGTTTTAATATTGATTTTGCTCTGTTTGAAATTTTATCGAACAATACACGATAACTCGCGATAAATGAATCTTTAGGGTCAGGTAATGACGTATAAGGTATTCTAGTACCAACAAAATTTGTAGAGATTACGTTACTTTTTATAGAATGATTGACTTCAGTAATATAATATGAACCCTTAAAAAGTGGTACGTTTTTTAAATAAAAATACATTGTTGGTTGTATCATAACATTACCCATACATGATACGTCACATTTATATGATGCTTGTTTATAGTAATCAAATAAACCAACATCAACATTATAAGCACCCGCACCAGATTCAGATCTAGCTAAGTTTTCTAAAACAACATATGATTCTGATGTATTTTTTAACGATGTTTGGTCTAACGTAACTCCTTTAAATATTCCTTGATTTTGGTCACCGAAACTAACTTCAAAAGCAACAACTTTATTTGATTTACTTAAATCATTTGTTGAAAAACTTTTTAAACATGTGGTAATTAATGGGTTATTATTAACACTACCAATATAAAAACTATCATCTGAAAATTTATAATCTTTACTAATAGAGGATAAATCAAGTCTTTTAGATGTGTCACCAACTAATTGAATAATAATTTTAGGTGATGATTCTTGATAATCTACTTCTAAAAAAGTACCAAATAAATTATTAGCAACAGTATTGGAAGGTACAATTTTACTTTTATTTTTTAAATTAGTACCATAGAAATTAACATATGAAGGTAATGCTCTCATGTCTAACCCAGTACCTTGTATTAAAATAGAGATTGCTGAATATAAATTAATTTTAACATTTTTAGGGTCTAACAAGTGAATTATTTTATCAATATTCAAATAAAACTTGTCACCAATATCTCTATTTGATTTATCTAAAATTAAAAATTCTTCTAATAGTAATCTTTGTCCTATCGAATTACCTGATGTCCATTTATCATTAAATGATTTAAATGTATTATATAATTCAAGTTTTGTTTGGTCAGTATTATATCCTTTATATAGACTAATGTATGAATCTTTTGTTTTTAATGTTTCATTTTTATACGAACTCAATTTTTTTAATAACAAATTAAGAAAATATTGTAATCTTATTTCTGACCCTGTTGCATATATTCCATTACCATTACCACTAAAAATTGATGTCTCTAAATATTGTTTAAACGCAACATTTGTATTTACTCCACCTGATTTAACATATCCAGCATAAATTTGTACCATAGGTCGATAAATAATAATATTTTCCTCACTTAATTTAATATTATTAACAACAAAAAAATTATTATAATGGTTATCAATATCTTCACCAATATAAAGTTTTATGAAATTTTGATTCGTTAATATATTATCAGACGCACTATATGTAGTTTCATTAAATAGAGATAAAGTTTTTTTATAATTAAAAACTTCAGGCTGAGCTATACCATAAAAAGTATATGGGTCAATTTCTTTTGGATTTGCTACAGTGAATTTAATTAAATTTTCACTATTAAGAATATTTGATGTTATATATTCTGATTTAATAACTTGTTTTTGTTTCAATAAATTAAGTAATGGATCACCAGTGATTGTACTATTCGTATCTTTTTCTATTGTACATATATCTTTTAGTAAATCTTGAAATTTTGGATAATTAACATTTAAAAATTTTTGATATGGAATTTCAAAATTACCATCTTCAGAAGCAAAATCTAAAAACATTTCTTCAAACGATTCTAAAATTTTTGGACTAAAAGTTCCAATTAAATCAATTACTTTTCTATAATTTGAATCAATAGAAAAAACATTATCTATGGTTGAATTTGGAATATAATTTCTTGGGTATTCAGAATGTGAAGCAAATGTTTTTCCCGAAAATTCTGAAGTTATAAATTCATCATTCCAAAAGATTCTAATATTATATTGTTCAGCAAATGGAAATAATTCGTTATTCTTATTTTTTAAATCATTATTATTAAAACCATTAGAAGGTAATAAAGTATAATAATTTTGTGATGGATTATATTCTGAATTATCGACATATACTGTCCAATAATTATTATTCTTTACTTCTTTTTTATGTACTATTTTATTTGAAATTGTTTGAGCACTATATGATGTGTTTCCTGAACTTACATTATAATGTGCATACCCATTTACTATTTGATGGAAAACAGCCTGATAAAATGGATTAATACCTACATTAGTATTGTGTGTTACTGTTGTTGAATTTATAGTAAATGCCGTATATGTTGTACCAATATAACCCCCATCAAAAAATGTTGTACCTGTTATGGGTTGTGTTATATTATTTGAATTCAAAAAACCACTCAAAATATCTACATTATTATTTATTTCATTTTTATAACGATGATAAATTGAACCCCATTTTAACATTAAATGATATGGTATAAAATGTGTTGATGATATTTCTCTAAATAATGATGACATTAATATTGACCTACCATTAAATGTTATATTATCTTCTAAATCAAGGAATGGTAACGAATTTAATAAAAGATAAGCAGAACCACTATATTTACCGTTTTCTTTTTTATTTATGAAATCAGAAAATAGTTGTTTATGAAAATATGGTGTGTTTAATATATTTACATAATTATTATCTACTTTAATACCATGTGAAAACATATTTTTTACATATGGTGTTTTAACCCATGATTCTGAGTTTATTGGTGAACATATAAATCCTTGATTTGGATTCACAGTTAAAATACCATTAAAAATAAAATTATCATCCGTAAATGATGATACGTCTAAGTAATCTAAATATAAATCTGAATTAAATGGGTATATATTTTTTCTATAAGGTTCTGGTACATATCGTAATAATTCTGAATTTAATTCATCTTTTTTAAATGAATTTGATGATTTTGAAATATCACTATATT